GAATGTTTCTATGCTATTGCATGGGAAGAAAGAACAGGTATTCCTATCACACAATTGGTAACAATTATCTCCGTTGACGACGCAGAACCTCAAGTTTTCATTGAACATCGTGACAACTATGACAAGCAACTCGTCAAGGTCATACAACAGTACAAATAGTACTGGTCCAGATGCGCGTAAAATAGCCGCACCCTGGCACCATAAGTTTCCACACACGCGGCTCAATCTATGATATAATATACCTATACCAAATAAAAAAGGAATGTTATGAAAAAGGATTTAACTAAGATTGTAAATGATTTGTTGTGGGCTGCTGATGATGTGTGTTTAGATAACTCTAAAGACCCTGTTGACTGTTCAAGCGCTAATGCTGATATCGTTCGTTGTCCCTTAGGTCAAAACGATTGGGACAATGTTCCTGACAAAGGTGTTCGTGCTATCTTACAACAACACGGTTTAAAATTATCTGACATCAATGCGTTAGTTGACGCTGGTGTTATGGTCTTAAATGATACTGATGATCACCCTGGATGTGTGATTGACGATCGTTGTTTGCATGTATCAATGCATATGGACAAAGTATTACAACATATGTCTTTGTCAAACCATAACTTGATCCAAGTTACACCTGATCAAATGATGGCGATGTCATAATAATAGACACACTATTTCTGTGTTAAATAGCCACACAAGCACCGCAAACTATGATATAATATACCTATACCAAATAAAAAAAGGAGTTACAAAATGTTAAAACCAATTGAAATACTAACTAAATACCAAAGCCCTATCGAAGAAGCTTCATTTGCCAAAGGCATTCCTATGAAATACCTTAAACAGATTCAAGCAGCTATGTTGTTCTCTGACACTATTCAAGGTGTCAAGGGTTTCAGATACGCTTTCCGTGGTGCTGCTAAGTACAAAACATCAGCCAATAAGACTGGCTATCACAAAAGACCTCAGGCATTTTGTCATAAAAATATGGCTGAGACATTTGCAATTTACGAGAGGAGCCTATAATGGGAATAAAAAGATCAAAGGAAGTACAAGATTTCTTAGATGCCGGTGGTGTCATTAAAGTTATCACACCAGAGGAGACTGCCAAGACTCTAGAGAAACAGAGCGGTGGTTATTTTAAAGGCAGATCTGTTATGGGTCCATCTAAAAAGAAGGGGAAGACATCATAATGTGGATTAAAGAATCAAAACGTGTTACTATACACCAACTAAAAGATAAAGGCATGCGACTTAGATCGTGTGGTTTATGGCTTGATGAAAATGGCTTCCATCCTTTCTTAGATCCGGATACTTTAATTACTCCTGATCTAGAGAAACAAATGGGTTGCAAGTTTGATGATCTTCCTAAAGAAGCATGGGATACTATGGATCGTTATGATGAAGCAGCTGCTAAAAGGAGTGTGTATGCGAGAGCTTAATGAAAAATTAATATTAACAGATTGTGATGGCGTCTTATTAGATTGGGAATACCATTTCTATAAGTGGCTTAAAGCAACTGAGGGTTATGAAAGACTTGGCCCTGAGTATAACATTGCAAAAGCAATTGGTGTTGAACAGAAAACTGGTGCAAGGTTTGTAAACTTATTCAACAGATCAGAGTATATGAAAACACTCTCACCTTTACGGGATGCTATTAAGTATGTTCGGAAGTTACACGAAGAGCACGGTTACATTTTCCATGTGATCACTTCACAGACTAACTGTAAACTTGCTCAAGAGTATCGGAAAGAGAACTTAAGAAATGTTTTCGGTGATACTATGTGGGATGGCTTTACTATCTTAAACACTGGTCAGGACAAAGACGAAGCTCTTAAAGAGTGGGAAAACACTGAATGCTGGTGGATTGAAGACAAAGCTGCTAACATTGGTATGGGTAACGACGTTGGTTTAAGAGGGATCCTTATCGATCATGCTTGGAACCAAACTTGTTCTTACGAATGTGAGCGCGCAAGGAAGTGGAAAGATGTTTATAATATTATTACAGGAGAAGTATAATGTCATTTAAAAGTGCACATGAATTAACAGGTGAATGGATGATTGCATGTGATAATCCAGAAAAATTAAAAGAAAAAATTAAGAATGAAGGTATATCATTACCACATAGAACATATGCTATTGATGGTGACTCATATACTGTAACAATGCATCATAACGATATACATAAATCTCGCTATACCCCTGGTGTTTATTTACAATATGACGTAAATTATCCGGATATACCATTGTATATAGGTAAAGCAAGTGGAAAAACTTCAGGTGTTGGAGTACGTAACGGTAGGCATGATTCTTCTTTTGAAGATCTAAAAATTAGAGAATCTAGTGGCAAACATATGAGAAAATACATGCTTGATAGAGGACTAGATACTGTAGTCATGTCTGCAAAATATTTTGATATGAGTAATTATCCACCAGGAATGATTGAACTGGTTGAGTATCAATTAATTGATCAATTAAATCCAATTAATAATAAGGAAGGTAAATAATGGTAGTTTCAAATGCACAAGAAAGAGAGCAACACTTAAGAGCCAACAACAGGTTTTATATTGCTGGATGGGTAGCTAATGAATGTTCTGAGAATCCACAGGTATTACCTGAATCAATGAAAGGTGATCCTGTTGGAGAGAAACAGTTCGAAGATTATCTATCTGGATATGGTGATTCACTAGCTAATGGAGAATGTTTAACTGCTGGATATGAGCAATTTTACAGTTAATAAATTGTATAAATAAGCTTATATCACTATAGGATCTAACATGTCAACGACAGAACGGTTAGAACTGCTGGAAGCAAAGCTACAGCAGATCGGAATGAGCGGGCAATGGTATCAAAGGTATGACATAAGTACTAGGGCTCAGGAATGTAAAGTTATCGTTAAAGAGTTAATAGAGGAGTTAGACCCACCGTGTGGTATGAGTCATAAATAATGGAGGTACGTATGGCGTTATTAGAAGACGTTGTGTTGTTTTGCAAAAAGGAATTAAATATTCCTAATGAAATTCTTGTATCGATAGAACAAGAAGACATCATTGAAGATAATGTGAAAGGTTGGACAACAGATTCAGCCGAAGACGACGAATACGATATTGAAATTGACACTCATCTTGGCTTCAAAGAAGCTATCATTACAGTATGCCACGAAATGGTACACGTTCAACAATTACACGAAAACCGTGAGTTAGACGAAGTCGAAGCTTACGAAAAAGAAGAGTTACTATATAAAAAATATATAAATAACTCCTAGTAGTCTATATCCCTACTCTAAAAAGGATTTTTTGTTTAAATAAAAAAGGAAATAATATGTTTAAAAAACTAATGGTCGCGACGGCGGCAATGGTACTATCAGCGACTACGTTTGCTGGTATAAGCCTATCAGGTTTGTATGAGGGAACACTAGATTCACATGGTGCTTATACACAAGACATACATACTACAATGAAAGGCACATCAGGAAACTCATCGGTAACGGTAGTTCTTGATAAAGACTTTGCGGTAGATGACATGTATGTTGAAACTACAACAGGTCCACTAACTTTTAAGATTGGTGATGCTTCTGGTGATGATCCAGATTCAACTGTTCTAGGTGTTACAATGAAAGCAGGTGCAGTTACAGTTGGTCTAAATCAGATCTCTGGCGGTGCAACTACTATTGATGCATCCACTACACTTGGTGGTATTTCAGTTGCGATGACTGATGTTACAAATACAACAAGAGAAACCACAGCGATTTATACTGCTGCTGGTGTAACTGCTACAGTTGTATATAACAAAGTTACTGCAGGTAATAACATTGACGTAACAATGGCAACTACTGTTGCTGGATTAACGCTTAGCGCTAATCATGATTCAAATGCAGATGGTACAACAGAGAACGAAGGTTCTGTATCAAAAGCGTTAGTTGGTCTAGGTACTGTTAAAGGTACTATGAGTAAGACAGGTGCTGGTGTTACAACTAAAGGATTTAGTTTAACACGTGGTATTTGGACTGCTGATTGGACAAAGACAGGTACTGCCGATGGCGTATCTACTTTAAAGGCTACGTTAGCATTTTAAAAAACACTGATTACTCGGTGTAACTCCTGGGGATCTTCTGGGTCCCCAACCTTATTTTATTGGAGAGATTATGAATAATACAAAATTAATGAGTGAGCATTACAAGGAAGATGGTAGTGTAGCTAAAATATATCAAGTAGTAACAGGAATGGATGGAGAACATTCGTTCTTCTCAATCACATATAAAGACCCAAATGGTGACAGAATTATGCAAGAAGATTTTCCATACAAAGCATTAGGCTATGTAGAAGACGCAGCAGAGAACTGGACTAAGGGTATTAAATTACTAAAGGGGTAACATGTCAACAGATTTCGATTTCGGCTTTACGCTTGTAGATGAGGCAGATTTAGATGTCTCTCAAGAGTTAGTAACAGCCACAACAGCTAGTGTATCAGCACAAGATAAACTAGACAAACTATATAATGCTATTACACCTCTACTCAATAATCTAAAAGCTAATCCTGAAAGGGAATATATTAAATGGCCTAATAGAGTTGACAAGGTAGAAGCATTTGAAACACACATACAGAAAATTTATAAAGGTTAGTATGTACTTTGATGGATACTATGTTATAATAGATACATCAATCATTAAATAGGAATATATATTATGGCAAGACGTAAGATGAATGAAGAGCAAAGAGCTGCAGCAGCAGCAAATTTAGCAAAGGCTAGAGCAGCTAAAAAGCCTGCATCATATAAAAACATTGCAGTAAACGTTCAAGCATTAGACGAAGATCATGGTCTATCAATGGTAAATGTGAAGCTATATATTAAAGCTACTAAAGAGAAACTATCTGCACTACGTCAAGCAATTCATCGTGGTGAGAGAGGTGCTCAAGCCAAGTATGAATCAGCAAGGATCTATAAGAATCATTGTGAGACATACCTACGAGAAGGTGTATGGTCATTAGACTTCTATGGTGAGAACGAAGAGAAACAAATGTATTGGAAGACTCTGTCTCCAGCGTATGACAAAGATGGGATACAAAAATAATGGATGACATTAATAAGAAGTCTTTTTCAAGTTTAGTTGAAACATTCGTTAGAACACATAGAGGCACAAATTATATTGATGCTATTATAGATGTATGTGAGGACAACGAAATCGATCTTAGGGACAGTAAGAAACTTATCTCTAAGGAGATTATAGAACATGTTGAGTTCGAAGCAAAAGAACTTAACTTATTACAAGGGGGAAATCCAACCTATGTGTTGCCTATATGAGAATGACAGGATATGAAGCATTTACAGTTCACAACGCAGTTAACCTACATTTCAATGGAACTTACGATTGTTTTAAGTATAATTTTAAAACAAATGTAACACAAAAGACTTATTGGGGAAGACCTGATAAGTTTCAATTAACAAAGATAGGTAAACGGTTTAAGACACGTGACGACATTGCATTGTACTTTGCTGCACATCAAGTGGCAGGTAATAAGTATAGTAGTGATATGGTACGTGACGAGGATACGTATACAACATTCTTAAAGAAGATAGATAGTTTGTCTTATGTATTTAGGAATGAGTTAGAAGAAATTTCAGATGTAAAGTTTGATGATCTCTTGGAGATAGAAGATACATATCCAAGAATTATCCAGCTTCATCTTGAAGGAGCAGTGTCTCTTGAGACATTGTGTATAATCAATAAGCTAACAGGATTTATTGATAGAGCGAATAAGCAGATCACAGAGACTATCTTGTGGCCCGACTTATACAAAAAGATATCTAAGTATCAATCATTTTTAAGGTTCGATGACGTGAAGATGAAAAAGATTATTGTAGATATTTTTAAATAAGGTATGTACTTTTATCATAACTATGATATAATATATACTGATACAAAATAATATAAACTTTTAAAGGAGATAGACCATGAGTTTTGCAGACTTAAAAGCGAAAGCTAGTGACATGAGTTCACTAGTCGGTGCGGCTGGAACAGGCACCACAGAAAAGAAATCATATGGCGACGACCGCATGTGGAAACCCTCAGTAGATAAAGCAGGTAACGGTTATGCCGTTATTAGGTTCTTACCTACAGTCGAAGGTGATGACTTACCTTGGGCAAAATACTGGGATCACTTCTTCCAAGGACCAACTGGTCAGTGGTATGTTGAGAAATCACTTACTACAATTCAGAAGGACGATCCTGTATCTGAAATGAATTCAAAACTATGGAATACTGGTATTGAAGCTGATAAGGATATGGCTCGTAGACGTAAGCGTAGGCTTCACTATGTGTCAAATATCTATGTTGTATCTGACCCTGAGAATCGTGAGAACGAAGGTAAGGTAATGTTATATACATACGGTGCTAAGATCTTTGAGAAGATTATGGATAGTATGCAACCTAAGTATCAAGATGAGTCACCTGTCAATCCATTTGATATGTGGAAAGGTGCTAACTTTAAGATGAAGATTGCACAAGTGGCGGGATTCCGTAACTATGATCGCTCTGAGTTTGGTGCTGCTGAAGCATTGAATGCAGATGATTCTGTTCTAGAAGGTATATACAACAAACAGTTTGCTCTAAAAGAGTTTACTGATCCTTCTACATTTAAATCATACAGTGAACTTAATCTTAAGTTGACACGTGTGTTAGGTGAAGAGCTTGTGACACGTAATGAAACAGATCATATTGATCAAGACATTGCTGGAGATGCAGACAATGCGTCTGAACAAGCTTTCATCGATGCAGCACCAGTAGCTAAGGTTGAATCAAGTACTGATGATACTATGAGTTACTTTGCTAAGTTAGCAGCGGAAGCTTAAGAGTTAATTAGTTTGAGAAGGGGACTTTCGTCCCCTTTTTTACATTGTGGCTTCTAATCTAACGGCTTTAATATAGTCACCGTAACCTTCATCTTTATATTGGTGAATGGAGTTTAGTGTTGTATAGTTATTACCAGTTCCGGATCCACCATATTTGCCAGCTGCTTGTTGAGTTCTACTGAAGTCATACATCATTTTTAAGAATCCTTCTTGATTTTCTGATCTCCAGTTTTGACCAAGTTTTTCATTCATATCTAATCTTTCAGGTTTAGTCCATTTCTTATTAGTAAACGGATTGACCTGCTGATGCTTAATAACATCAGGACCGCTCGAAGCTAAATTTGGAATTTTTTCAACTCCAAGAGCTTCTCGAAGATTCCATGAACCACCGCCTAACCAATCAGGTAATGATAAATCTAGATTTGGTATAAAGCTTTTTATCATATCCATAAATTTGCTTGGCAAATCTGTAATAAAATCCCATGAACCACTAATCATACCTACAGGATCACTAAACAAATCTCCAATGAAATCTGCTACTGCTGAAATTGCATGGTAAGGGAACGCAACTATTTTACGTACCATATCAGCAAAGCTAAATTCATCAATGGCTTTAAGAGCATCACCACCCATACCTTGTCCCGCTATAATATTACCATCTCCATCAGACTTAAAACCAAACATTTTTTTAATAGCCCATACTACCATTCCTTTAATAGCATCTACCAAACCACCCAAAACATAACCCGCAACACCACCAATTGCTTCACCAAAGACAGTATACCATTTAGAACCTTCTCTTTCAGATTCAGTTTTTCCAGCTTTAAATCCTTCGAATATTGAGAATATAGCAGTAACTGGCCAGAGTAATCTACCTAAAAATTTAACAGCACCCAAATTCATAAATGATTTAAGAGTTTTAGCAATTCCTTTAAATATTGCCCCGCCAGTCCATTTAGCTATGCCACCACTAATTTTTGTAATAGGTGCAAATATTTTACCTATTCTTCGTGTAACTAAACCAATATATCCAGCAGACGTCCATGCTGCTCGGGTAATCACTCCACCACGTGGACCTGATTGACGTGCAATTGGCTTACCATCAACACCTAAACCAATGGCATTAAATGCTTTCATTCTTATATTAGCTAATCTAGCTTTTACTCCATCAACCATTCCAGCCCAACCAAACGTTGTCCATTTGCCACCGACCTTTTTTTCCATTGGTCTACCAGCTTTATCGTAGCCAAACCACCCGTATATAGAAGTTCTAAGTGCTCTGTATTTTGAATCTAAAAACATACCTGGTTTGAACCATTTACCGGTAGCCCAAAGCTTAACTTTTTTAAGTGCAGCCAAAACTTTCACATGCCAAAAATGAATGCCTTCATATGCTAAACCAATTGATACAGTTAATGCAGCAATTAGTGGTACCACACCATACTTAAACCAGTTTTCTTTAATGATTGACCACTCTTCTCTCTTCTTCTGTCGTGCTAATTCTCTAGGAGATAAAAACCCAGCGATCATTTTTCTAAAACTCCTAGTGAAGTCAAACATTTCACCACCATGCTCCCTAGCGTACTCGTCATCGTTTCGCATTTTCTCTTTATGCTTTTTAGCATCGAGGGACATTTGATGCAAATCTCTGTTTGTATTCTCAATATTTATTCGGAACATCATCTTGTTTGCTTTCTCAATCAAACGTCGAGTCATAAATGTAGAGTGTTTAATTACTTCTTGGACTTTCTTCTTGCCCTTTTCTTTAGGCTGATCCATTTTGCTTTTAGTAACTTTACCAGCAATATTGGCTTTATATCTTCGAGCAAAGTCCATGCCATCAGTTATTTGGACTTGGCCTCTATCATCTGTAGCTGGATTAAGGGAATCCTCATCCATTTTTTGTTGGCGTTTAGTTTCTTCGGCTTCTTTCAGTCTATCGCGCGTACTAAGTTGATTCTGCTTTCGCAGAAGTTGTACTACTTCACCTAATAAACCTTCTTGTGTTTTCTTTGCCATAAGTTTTTATCCCATTTTTGCTTTCTGTTCCTTGTTACGTTTGTTCTCTTCTTCAATATGTTCCTTCATGAGAACTAAGTATAATTCCCTTTCCCATGGTAACATATTTTCTAAATCAGCCAAACTAAATCTATGGTGGACCATCAAAGCAAAATTAGTTTTTAACTGATTTGCTACGTTATCATGTGAAAGGGCTACGAAAAAAAATCCGAAAGTCCCTTTAACGTTTTAACATTATCTGTTCCACACTCTCTACATTTATACTCAATATCATAAGTTATTACCGGTGAGTCTTGCATAAACTTTATAACACTAGCAAACTGATCGTTGTTTAAACTTTCAACAAACGCAACTACCTCTTTAAAAGGTGCATCTTTACATGCAAATGTTTCTTCACCACTATAAATTGTTTCAATTGTTTTTGCTACCATATTAATAGCAGCCTCAGTTTCAGTAGTTCTTTGACCCTGAGTTAAATTATCTGAATAACCAAGATATTTTAAGTCAACACTAACATCATCATTTATCTTTACATTCATGTTTTCGCCAGCAGTTTCTAAATTAGCTACGTAAACATCATCTAAATTAATTTTAATTTTTTGTGTTGCGTCACACTCTTCATTGTCACAGTTTAACACTACATCAATACCTTCACCTACAGATTTACTACGCAAAGTAGTAAACATAAATTCGATATCAAACATTGTTAGTGTCTTTATATCAAGCGGTGTTTCAAGACACGCTTTAATAATATCAGTCACTGCTCTTTCAATTGCTACTTCACTTTCAGACTCTAATGCAATCAATAAAATCTTCTCTTCTTTGACCACGTATGGTCGGTATGTAATACTCTCGCCTGTCGAAGGCACAATCATATCATACTTTGGGGTTGCAATAATTGGCAACATATCAATCTCTCTCCATTGTTATAATTAAATTATACGTTTAAATGTATCTAACGTGTTCGCTCCTATCTGTAACATCTTGTTTGCTACATCTTCAAATCCATCAATCAATCCTACACTTTTAAAATTATCATATTCAAATGTAACACTTAATTCCATCATTCCATCTGATCCTTCAGATAAATCAATTGAACCTACCGTAATCGGATATGCATTCTCAAGCTTAATTGTATATCCAGGAATCACATCGTTAGATGATGATAGCTGCTGTATTATTATATCAGTGCTATACTCATCCTTATAAAATGCTTTGTAGTGTCGACCCGCTGTATCAATAATCATCTCTTGCCACATATCAAAATACTTCTTAATATAATAATCATTCGTTAATAAGAATGACATACTCACTTCGTCTGTTGCAGCTGAATAAGGTTTCTTTGCCATGTGATGGTTATGCATAGCTTCAGTTGTAAGTATACGTTTACCTGGCATTGACGCTGTTTGACACAATAGAAACATATCTCTCGGATCATTAATAAAGTCTGCTATGTTAACACCATCACCTGATATTAAATTACTAAGTAATGTTGCAGGATTATATCCTAACAAACTATTTATAGATTTAGATGGATGAGATATATAGACAGCATATCTATTTCCTCTTGCTAGACCACCTCTACGATTAATCGTAGACTTCATTGTATCGATACCTACTGGCAATGACATTAGTATTTTCTCCTTGAATCTCCCCAGACAACTCTGGTAGATTTTTTCCTAAATGACGCTGTTTGTAAAAATATTGCTATGTTCCATTCTGATGCATTCACTTTCATAACATTAGAAGTTACATTAGGTGTTAAATAATGTTTAAAACATGGTGCAAAGTATTTATATTTTGACGTGGCTTGTAGAATCTTGTATGTTATTTTAAACTTTGTTGAATCATCAAACTTTTGATTATTTGCTACATCATTTAATTTGTCTAAAAATATCGCACGAACTTTAGGTGGTAGGTAATGCAAGTTCAGAGCAGTAAATCCACCCTTTACTTTACCTACAATAATTGATAAAGGAAATGTATCATAGTAAGGCAAAGTTTGTTTATGCTTTGGATTATATGTGTACATAACCATATCACCAGATCTAATCTTTGTCTTATTAAGCCTATCATCTTTTAATACACTAGGACCTAACTTACCAAGCTTCTTAACATTCTTAGAAAACCATTTGTCTGCTTCTTTACTACGTGCTTGCAATCCTTTACGAAATGCTTCTGATTCTAACTTGTCGAATAAACTAGCCACTAAATGTCTCCATTAATTGAGGTCCAAATACCACCATAATATATGCTATGATACCAAGAGCAGCTATACCACCAAGCAAAAACTTTATTTTAAAATCATCTACCACCATTTTGAATCCTATTATTTCATTCCCTAATATTCTCAGAGATAATTCTAATTTGCCGTCGCTGTTTTCTTCTTCCATGTTTATATTTATACTCTTTTCTTTAGTGTCTTCCATATTCTTTTACCAACCTTTGTCTTACTAGCTTTCATCTTCATACTCATAGTACGTATACCCATAGCTTCTAATTCATGTTCAGTCCATATCTGAAATTCATATCCACGTTCCTCACAAAACTTCTCAGCGTACTTCCACTTAGATATATTCTTCATATAAGTTAATGCTTCATTAAGCTTTTTTCTTTTAGGTGGTTTAGTCTGTGGCGATGGCTTGATCTCTACTAAGAGAGTACGGCCCGAAGTTGTTCTTATAGTGAGGTCAACGTAGTATCTGTGAGCCTTATTATCAGTTGCACATATGTAACCTATGACAGTTTCTTCTGAGTTCCACCACTTCACCCAACTTGCAGTGTCCATATATCTAAATGCATTGCGTTCCCATAGTGATCTATACTTAATATTGTCAACATTACCTCTATACTTGGCTATGTTTTTTGGCTTCCATGATCCAGAATATGTTTTTTTCATACAACTATTTATACAAATCGTTATAAATAAGTAATATACAAACCAAGGAACGATTATGCCATTACAAGATTTCGAAATGGGCGCAAGAGCCAATCATGATAAGGACGGATTTCAGCATTGGAAATATCCATCAACAGTTGGTAGTGATACCTATCAAGATGATATAAACTTTAATAGCCACGAAGATTCCGAATACGCTAAAAAGCGTATGGGCACTATTGATCAAATGACTAATGAACCATTCATGATGTTTGAATTTCTTAAGGTTGACGGTACTCCGAATAAGAATAATTCTAGTTTTTCACAATTAGGTAAAAAAGGATATGATTGGACATCATCATTTTTAAAGAGTAATGCAGCTGGAGGAATAGGATTAGCTGCAGATCTATTAAATCAAGATAATACTGTCGGTCGTGGAACAAATAGAGAAAACGCAATTATGGCAGCAGCTGGTGGTCAAAATTCAGCAACAGTAAATGCTGGTGTTATGAACGGTAAAGCCCTTGAAGATTCAAAGGGATTAATCGAAGCTTATACAACACCAGTAAGAAGAACATATACAGGTTCTATTTGTTTATACATGCCAACTGGAATTGAAATAACTGATGCTGTAGCCTATAATGATAACACAAGACAATTTGCTGCAGGTTTAAATGAAATGGTAGGTGGTGGTGGTTCAAATGCTTTTAACAATAAAGCAGTATTGGCTAGTACACAAGCAATTTCAGTATATGGTGCAGCGGCAGGTAAAATAGGTGGTGGTGCGATGTTAGGTGCTTTAGCTGGTTATGGTGTTGGTGATATTATTGCAACTGAAATGCAAAGATCTACTGGTGCTCTATTAAATAAAAACGAATTCGCAGCTTATGGCTCAACACCGTTGAGAACATTTAGTTTTAACTGGACTATACTACCCGATTCAGAACAAGAATCTGATCAAGCAGCGGGGCTTATTAAATTCTTTAGGGAGTCTATGCACGCCACAAAAAATAATCAAGTTACAATCACTGTTCCTGATCATTGTATAGTATCATTCCATGGTTCAAGAGATATGATTCAATTACCTCCTGTTGTTGTAGAGAATGTAGGTGTTACATATAACCCAAATAATTCTTCATTCTTTAGAAGGAATAATTCTCCAGTAGAAATTGCATTAACTATAGGACTTAAAGAAATTAATCCACTGTATAAAGATGATATTAAGGCGGGGTATTAAATATGTATTTTAAAAACATTAATAACGCAGCAATAGATATAGATGGATCAGGCAATTTAGATATATTAAAGAATCTAACTTCAAGAGCTAAGGTATCTGATGCCTTAATTAATAATGCAGGTTATTATCAGACAGTATCAATTATAGATGGTGAGAGACCAGATCTATTAAGCCAACGTCTATACAACAGGCCAGATTTTCATTGGACATTCTTATTGCTTAATCCACAGATAAAAAACATATGGGATGACTGGCCGATGAGTTCTAGTCAATTGGTAGAGTATTGCATACAAAAATATCGCCACCTTGCTGCTGATACTGATGATAGTTTAGTTGATAAATTTATTATTGGTGAAAGTGTAACAGGTGGTGTGAGTGGAGCAACAGGTATTGTGAAAGAGATCTATGTGAATATGGGTTATGTTGTTATAGAAAAAACAAGTGGTACATTCACAGTCACTGGTGAATCTATACAGGGTGGTAACTCACAAGATTCTGTTACATGTAACTTTATTAAGTCAGAAGCTTATGCACCTCATCATCACGTTGATGATTCAACTGCAGAATGGGTACCGAGGCGTGAGGCTGGAACAACTCCATATAGTTATATCGATTATGAGGCGGCTGTAACTGAACAGAACAGACAAATAAAAGTTATTAAGCCTGATCACATGACAGTAGTATCTAATCAGTTTATAAAAGTAATGCAAAATGCTTAATCTAGATAATATAAAAATTGAAGTACGTAAAGTAGATATTAGCAAATTTGTTAATGGATTAACTTTATACGAAAGTATCTTCGGAATGATGCAAGGACAAATTGCTGTTCAAGACTCCACTAACTTCTTTGACAATTTTATAGGTACAGAATTAGCTGGTGTTGATATTAGTTTTTCATATTTAGAACAAGACTTTACAGCAAGTTTTTGGATGGATGGAATAACTGATATGTCATTAGAATCAGAAAAGAAGTCTTATACTATTCATTTAAAATCTATACATGTACCTAACTTTGCTAATACTGTAAATTCGGTATACAATGGAACATCAGATGAAATCATTGCTAAAATATTTTCAGACGTAAGTGCAGATGAAAATACAATTGCTGTTGATTCAAGAACATCAACGAGTGGTAGATACATTGCACCTAATATTCCTGCAAGAGATTGTTTTAAAATCCTTGTAGCAAATGCTTATTGCGAAGATCAATCAGGTATATTTATGTATGAAAGATTAGTTGATCATAATACCGTACGATTAACTTCTTTATACGATATGGTTGATAACGCATTTGTTGATAATAGTGGTGTGTCAGTTTCTATCACACAAGGCCTTTCGGATATGAGAGAAACTCAAATGAATCCTATGGCAGTTTTAGGTACAGCTAGTGATTTTATGCTAAAAGAATACAGTATGGATTTTGTTCAAAAAATAGAAGATGGATTATTTGGTGAAGCAATTAATGAAATTAACTTAGATGAAACAAAGAATACAAAAAACATTACAAAAGAAGTAACATCAGTACCTAAAACAAAATTTAAGCTAAGCGATAAATTATATGATGAGAATGCAAAAAGCATATTAGCTAATAGAGGTAATGTAGCGTCAAGCACAATTATCAATGGTACAGTAAGAGCATTCAATACTGTTATGAATGTAAGTGGAGTGGCAGCATTGCCTGGCTTAGGTGTTGGAATGACAGTTGAAGTTCAATTAGCTGGTAATGAAGAACAAGGTACTGCACGTCATAATGGTAAATGGTTAGTTAAACATATGCAACATGACTTTACACAAAGAGGTGGAGAATATAGTTATCATCAATCTTTAGGATTAGTAAGAGAATAATGTATAATCAAATAAAATTTGGAACTGTAGTTAATATTAATGATCCTGAAAAACTTGGTAGGGTAAAGGTTAATGTGTATGGACTTCATGATAATATAAGAACAGAAGATCTTGCTTGGAGCATGGTGATGATGCCAGGAAATACTCCAGCTAAAGACGGTGTAGGTTCTTCAGTAAATCTATTAATTGGTACATTAGTGGCAGGTGTATGTATGGATAAAGCCATGCAAGAATATTTAGTTTTAGGAACTTTGCCTACAAAAACTGCAGGAACAGAAGATAACAATGTAAGAGTGAGAGGTGAAGCTAATCCACATGCGGGTGAACCAGCTGGTGGATATCAGCCGGTAAGTGGATATCAACCGGTGTATCCATACAATAATGTTATGGAAACAGAGAGTGGCCATGTAAAAGAATACGATGATACACCAAGTCATGAACGCATCATGGAAAGACATATGAGTGGCACTCAATATGAGATCATTGCTAATGGTTCAAAGAATGAAACCATTGTAAGAGATAACTATAAATTAGTTGTAGGTCAAGATACTCTTGAAGTCTATGGAGATGTAAGAATTATTGTTAGTGGTCATGCAGATGTTGCTGTAGCAGGTAACCTTACTGCATCTGTTACAGGTAATATAAGTGCTGACGCTAAGGGTAACATAACTGCTCTATCTCTTGAAGGAGATATAGCTACTACATCTACTAAAGGAGATATAACAGTAACAACAACTGATACAACGAAGAAGATAACATTGGCCGGCAATGTAGACATCACTGAAAATTTAACTGTAGCGAAGAACGTTGTTGTG